TCAGATTTACAGTGCAATATATTATTTACGATAGGTTCATATTCTCCACGATACCTATTTAACTCTAAAACATTATTTAATATTCCCTGTTCATAATTATATGAAATATCTGTTACAAACGAATATTGAGTAGGAATATCTTCATCTAATACAGTAATAATTTGACTTGCCTTTTTAACAATATTTTGATCTAAAACCTCCATATAATAGTTAGCTGAAGTATTTAGTGTAGAAACATCATTAATGTTAGAATAAGAATAATATTCGATTACTGGATTAAAATCATTTACATATTTTTTAAAACTAGAAAATGAAATATTTTCAAATATACGAGCTAAATATGTTTCTCCACCGCCTATTACAAAAAATTGAAATGATGAATCAATTGCTGGTTTAAATCCAGTTAATGGAATACTATTAAATAGTGAAGTATATGGAGTTACAGGAATTGGAGTTGCAAGTTTTACAGAATCACCAGGTTGTACTAAATATTGTAAAGTATCAACATTTGCAGTTTTTATTGGGCTTTTAGATTGTGGTGTTGTTCCATTAAAAGTATCTAAAATATAATCAGCACCAACTGCATTATACCTAGCAACAATTAATTTTGCTTCAGTTGGTAATAAGACTTCATTTGAAAATAAGGCTGGATAATTTAAAAATTCATTATTTTTAACACCTTCTAGTGTATTTGCTACAGGAGGTTGAGTTAAATCAATTTTTAAAGATAGCTTTACATTTGAAAAGTTATTTAATAATGTATTTATCTTTTTATTTTTTAATGAATAAATTAAATTATGATTTAAATTTGAAATATTTGATGAATCAAACGAAATTCTATAATCTCCTAATATTGTTTGATATGGTAAATCTGATCCAAACTCTGCTGAATAGCTTGAATCAGCAAAAAAGAAAGAATTGGCTGATCCTAAATCAATACCGATTTTTGTTCTAGCTCCAGTTGGATATGTTTTCCAAAAAGTAGAAATTTCTGAACTTGAACCAATATATAATTCAATTACAATTACAATAAATTTATAATCTTTATGTTCAATTACTTTATATGCAATTGGAGGTTTTGTATTATCAAATAAATCTTCTTTAATTGGCTTTAAGATACAACTAAATTTATAATCTTCAAATCTAGTTGTTTCTTTTTTTTCTAATGGTTTATTATTAAATCCAATTTCGTTTGAATCTAATGAATCTTTAAATGTTATTTTAAATCCTTTAAAGAAAGTTTCATACTTTCCAGCACTATTTTTGAATATCTTCGAATATCTAAATTGAGTTGGTCCAATATCTTTTGTTATTGTTCCATCAAAATATTCAGGAGTATATGTAAAATAGTTTATAAAATAATCAGATTCGGTTACTAGTTTATCTAAATCTAATTCAGTATCGAAATAATAATCATTTTGTTTGATAGATTCAACATCATCTAAATAATTAAACTTACTTTCTATGTAAAACCATTCATGAGTAAAATTATCTGGGTTTTGACTTCTATCTGTATGGTCAGGTGAAAAATTATTTCTTCCAAAGACTATTTCAGTATTTAATCTATATGGATTATCTCTAGAATCTTTACCTTCTTTAATTGACCATTTTGTAATATATGGTAATATTTTAGATCTTAGTGCAAAATCTGCATTTTGATTTTCTTTATAGAAATCGTATTCAGTTGTTGTTAATCCATTTACAAACTTATCACTTAATCTAAATTTTTCTGTTTCTTCTTGAGGTACAACTAAAGATGGATCTTTTAAAATAGAAAATCCAGGAAAATCTAAAAGCTCTTCATTTTGATCAGTTATTGGATACGTTAATGGAACACCAGCATTAGAATTATCAGAATCGAATGTAACAATCGGATTACCGAAAGTTTGAGTATATGACAAATAATCTGATAATACACTAAATATCTCTTCATCAATATAATCAGTACCATCAATATTAATATTTCCTCCTACTACTTTATACGTAATTCCAGTTTTTAATAATGTAGTATTTGGAGGTATATAATAATTTTGATAAAGATCAATTTGAGGAAAGTTTAAATATGTACTTTTGATAAAATCAAAATCTATATCTTTTATTGGAAAAAATGAAAGTAAACCAAAAGCTGGTCTAAATTTCTTCTTTATTAAAAAATCAGTATATCTAATACTTGGCGTCTCATCTTGATCTAAAATTAAAACAATATTAGTTTCATAATCTGAAATAGCTTTAATTCTATCAGAATATATTGTGCTATTTGATTCTAAGATAGTATCAACATAATTAGATGTTTTCTTTATTTTTGACCACCCAATTTTAGTTTTTACTAAAAGATCATTTAAATTATTAGAAATTTTATCTAGATGTTCGCGATCGATCACCAGACGATTCCTAATAGATTTTGATCCTCCATTAAATGGAACTATTGTATCTATTAATTGAGTATCAGAAAGATCGTTTATTTTAATAGATCCATAACTATTATTGAATGATGCAAAAGTAATAGAGTGAGCTAAATCAAAGTCGCCTGGAACTGAACATTTGATAAATATATATTCATTAAATGCAAAAGCAGTAAATGTTCTATTTCGTATAGAGTTTAGTGCACCAACAAATGCTGTAACAATTTCTTCAATTAGTCCATTTACACTAAAATAAAAAACATCAAATCCTGTAATATTTCCATAATCATTATATGCATAAAACTCACCAGGTTCTGGAATAAGATTATAATCATTAGTCGCAGTTAATAAATCGTATTTTCCAGACGAATCTATTTGTGTACCGTTTGGATGATATATTTTAAAATTATCTAAATGTACTAGATTATTAGTTAATTGTATAGCAATATTTGAAAAGCCTGCAGACAAGCTTCCAAATCCAGTATCTTGTAAAAAAATATCTTGACTTGGTCCAAAGAATTTTGCAAAGTCTACTTTAGTATCACTTAAAGTGATTTTACCCTGTCCTATTTCAGATTTTATTTTGGCGGTGGTGTTTGCAAAAGACGGGGTAAAATCTAATTGATATGTAAATGCATCATCAGATATTTTAGTAATAAAAAATGTACCTGAATATTCAGCATCTGTACCATCAATCGTCACCAACATATCTGTTATAAAACCATGATTTGTAGCTAATACCGTAACTATGTCTCCTGGATTTAAAGTAAGATTTGCTGATTGTTGTTGAGAATATGATATATTATATGGATAATCTAATTTAGGTAAATGAAAATCGCCAAATCTATCAGTTAAATAATTAAAATATAGAGTTTCTTCATTTTTAAAAATATCAGAAAATTCTATTAAATTAATATCTAAGTTTTTATATGGAAGAATTATTCCAGTTTGGTTTGTTTGAGAAATAATAGTTTCTTCATATTCAAAATATCTTCTTCTTAGTCTTGGAACATTTTCCCAACTTCCACGCTCATCATATGCTCTATCTAAATCAATATCTAATTTAGAAATTTCAATTGAATTTAAATAAACACCAAAATATCTATCAATATCATATTCTTCTGAATCAGTGTCATTAAATATAAATTCAAGATTTAGAATATTTGGAAACAATACACCATTTCTTTCAAAGCCATTCGTTATGTTTTCTTCGAAAAATTTTAATGGAGTTGATTCTTTATACTCATTATATAATAATTCTCCCTTTGATCCAAATACACCAGAATTTACAATTACTCCATTCCATGTTGTAAATTGTTCTTCTTCGAATGAAACAGTAATTGGACTTATTGGAAAATTTGGACTATTTCTATAGTCTCTTATAAATTTACCAGGAATAGTGTCTTCTTGTAAATCAAAGGTTTTAACAATTGTTGCTTTTTTAAAAAGCTCTATTAAATAATCTGACTTTGATTGATTTGCTTCAATATCTGCTTTTATTTCATCAATTGGTTTATTTAATGGATCTTTTATTTTAAAAACTACAAAATAATTTGGAATTTCATCTTTTATATAGAGAGGAGCAAAGTATGAAAGGCGCTCATCATATTTACTAGAAACCAAATATTTAATTCCACTAAAATAATTTGAAAAATCATATTGATCTTTAAAGTCTTTTGAAGTTTTAGTAGTATCAACCTCACCAGTTAATCCAAAAATTATTTCACTTGGTGTTTCACCAGATTTAAAAAATTGATAAATATTTGCACCATATGAATGAGTAACATCAACTGGAAATCTAGAATAGTCGTCTTTTGCTAATTCCAGATTTGCCGGAATAGCATTTAGCCAAACTCTTCCTTCTTCATTTATTGTTAGCTTTACATTACCTGTTAATTTTGGATTTGTTCTAACTAATTGAAAACTCGAGTCTTTGCTTAAAACTTTAGTATATTGAAGTGTCTTTGCCATTTATACTTAAAAACTAGTTGTTGATCCTTGTGATTGAACAATAGGTGCATCTAATGATGTTTCTTTAATATATTGTCCACTTACTTGTAAATCAAATGAAAACGGATTTTGATCTTTTATAGTAATATCAATTCCTATTTTCTTTTGATATTTTACATTTGTTAATGTTTCATTTTGTCTAAAACCTCCAATATGTCCCAAATAATCAGAGCATCTAAATTGAAATAATATTGGAATATTTATTGAGTTTTCTTCACCAAATTGAACAGATTTTGTTGAAATAGCTGGAAAATTTCCTTCAACTGAAATTGATTCATATGTTAATGGAAAAGCATATAGATATGCACCACATGTATATTTACCAATTAGAAATTCATCATTTTCGGTAAATCCTAACTTTATAGGATAATGTGAATCATTTGCTGGATTAATTATTGGAGTATTTGGACTAATTCTACTTGCCTGTTTGTAAAATTTAACTCCAAATGAATTAGTATCTTCTGAAACAGATGTTGAAAAATGTAAAGCATGAGAAAAAGGTAAAGCTCTTTGTAAAGAATCAGCAACTGGTGTAGTAAAATCAGGTCTAAAAACAGAATTAATTGGACCACTAAAAGATGGCGCCAATGTATCTAAGTGTGGATGATCAACACTAATACAAAATTCTGTTAAACGCCCATTACCAGAAGGTATAGACGCTGACACTATTCCATTCCAAACATCAGGAGTTGTACTTGCTCCAGAAGCAGTAAATGCTGGATCAAATGGAAGATAGTGTCCCCAGTTTGTTGGTATATATTGCGGACTTAATGGTTGATAATTATATGAGGTATTTATTGAATATGTTGATGGATCACTAGGTTCATATAATTCTTCAGATAATCCATAGTTTCTTACTCTTGAATTTAATATTTGACTTTTAACTTGACCTGATTGTAAGCTTGGAATTTGTTTAAATTCTCCTAATCCTGGAGGAGTATTTCTATTTACTCCAAATGGAACAATATCATATCTTCTATTTCTATGATAGTCTGAACCTGGAACAAACGGTAACGATGAATCAGCAACTTCACCGATTCCTCCTTGTAAAAGACTTACTAATTCTAATGCAGTTGCCGACGTGTTTTGAATTGATAAAACATATTGGTTAGTTATTACCTTTCCTTCGTTAAATTCTATTGTTAAACCTGTTGTATCTTTAATTAAATCTTTATAATACCCAGCAAATAAATCAATAGTGTCTCCATTTGAAATTGATGTAATATTACCAATAGGATCAGTAATCGTTACTTTAAGAGTTCCAGCATCTTCTGAAATTGCTTGTTGTATACTTTCAATTGTTGATTTAATTGAATTTAATTGTTCGAATAAATCAATTATATTTCCTTCAGATGTAAAAAATCCACTTGAAATATCTTGAGACTTATGTGCAAAAAATCTTTCTCCTGTTGTGAATTGATTAGCTAAATGCGTATCAACTCCTCTTGCAATTAAACTTGCTTCAAAGTCTAATCTTGTTTTATCTGCAAAAGCTTTTTGTGAGACAACGACTCCTTCTTCTTGAGAAGATATACTTTCAGGAAAAGGAATTTGTATTGAATCTGACCAAGCAGACTCAACGGCATTATCAGGCCAGCCAGCTTCTGAAATAGCTTTTATTTGTATTTCTACTATTTCTCCCTTTCTAATTGGAATTGATAATTGATTTGTGTTTATTTCATCCGAATCAGATATTTTTTCTTCTGACCATGTATATAAACCATTTTCATTAATTTCCTTTGTTCTCGGTTTTGTTAATTTTTCTTCCCATGGAGAAAAAGTAGCAGATTTAAATGTACCATCTGTGTCTATAAACTGTTGTTGTTGAGCAGAGGATTGAGTACCTGTTTGACTTAAATATCTATATCTATATTTAAATTGTGCAATATTTTGAATACCATATGATGTTGATAAAGCTTCTGGTATTTGCCAAAAACCTCTAACTGCATACTTTTTAGATGAAACAAATTGTGGAGTTGTTGATAATTGAACAGTTAAATTTGTGACAACCGTTGACAAATTAACAGTTTTTTCATTTCTATTTGTTTGTACTTCTTTTAATTGTTTTTCAAGACGTTTTGTTTCTTGTTTCGTTTTAGCAGTATCTGTAATATTTGCTTTTATTTCATCTATCTTCTTATTTAATTCAGTTATTTCTTTTTCAAGAGAAGCTTTTTCTTTAACTGTATTGTTTAAATTTGAAACATTTATATCATCTTGTATATGACTATCTATTTGAAAAACAGAAAAGTTAGCAACATCTATTGTTGGGGCTACTGGAGTTTCTCCAATAATTGCTGGAAGCTTTCGTTCTTTTGCTAGATTTAAAAGAATAAGACCAAAATCAGATACAAAATTAGTATAATAATTTTCAAGAGTAGAGGTAGTTTCATCTTGTAATGGAATTGTTAAATCATTTGTAAAAACAGCTACACCGTTTGAATAATCATCAACTGTTAAATTTTTAGCTTTACTGATTGGTCTAATAAAAATAATTTGACGTTCATTAAATCCAACATTTACTTGAAGTGCTGGGACTCTATATGGACTAGGCTTTACTTTTAATATACCTGCGCCAATTGTAATTGGATCAATTCCGAAAATTCTTTCTAAAACAACCTCTGTATCTGTTTTATTTACACTAATAACTAAATATTCAGAATCATTTAAGGTTATTAATAGATCGCCTTCAGCTAATATTCTAGTGTTTTGTACACCATCTAAAACATCAGTATAGTTTAATGTACTTAATTTATATCTTCTACGAATAACTGAAACTGTATCTCCACTTGTTAATGTTTGATTACCTTCTTCTTCAAGTATACGCAAAACATCAAAGCTACCTTTATATCGATTAACAGCAACATCTAAATCAACTAAATTATCATCTTCAAAATAATCAATTGCATTATCATTTAAATCAAGAATTAATGCATCTAATGATATTGTGTTTTGGTTTTTATAATTAGTATCAAAAAACTCAGCCGAATCATCATTATTAACTGAATTTATTATAATGCGCTTAACTGAAAATCTATCAATATCATCGGTTAATACTCCAGCAATATCTAAATTTACGTATAATAGTGGATTTAAAAATGATTCAAAAAACCAGTTATTTTTTACTCTAAATTCAGTAGGAATGGTTATTTCTGTGTTTTGAATATTTTCAAGCTCTTCGATTAATTGAGAAGTTCTTTTTAATTCAAACTTTCTAACTTCTCCATTAGAAGATTTTATTCCAATAACATCAGAATTTGTTGAAAGTAAAGTATCAAATCGACTATTAACATCTTCAATTTTTCCTTTTAAATAGCCAAATGATGGAACACTAATTGAATATTGAGTTCCATCTTCTCGAGTTTGACTAACACTTACATTTTCAGACTTAGAGTCTAGAATATTTTCTAGGCTAAATAAAAATGAATTCATGTTATCAATATCAACAACTAATCTTGCTAATACATCCGATAATGTGTGTTTAACTTCCATTTATTTTTTATCTTATTTTATCAATTCTAAAAGTTAAAGAATTTTCATCTATACATATAATTTCGAAAATGGGTTTATTAATAGGATCAAAATCTAAATCATTTAATAAACCAACAACGATTCCATAGACTCCACTATTTTTTATATTTTCAGAATCTGTATATATTTTTAGATCATAAATATCCATAACTAATTCATCATCAAAAACAAGTCTTAAAACTTGTCCCTTTTTCCATTTTACTTCTGAATCATCTATAAATACTTCTAAATCTCTAATTAAAACTGTTTGTTCTCCTCCATTTTGATGAACGATATAATTTGAAAATTCTTTTAATTGAATTACATTATTTGTAAAGATATTAGTTATTGAATTTTGTGATATATTATAGTGTTCAATTGTGTTTATGACCCGTATTCTATTTGGAGTTTTTCTATCTATTGAAATTCCTGAACCTGGTCGAATCGCATCTGTATCATATGAAACAATAACGTTTGAATCTCCAGAAATAACAGAATCTACTTTTTCATTAACATTCGTTATTAACTTTACAATCTCATCGGTATTATTAAAAATAGCAGAATTTTCAGTTACAGATGTTTCTAAGTTAGTTACACGTATATCTAATTCTTGTTGATCTTCACTATTTAATAAAAGGTCTTTGATATTTTCAACATCCTGTCTAAGTTGTTCTAACTCTAATAATTTATCTGCATACCTGGTTTGAAGTTGTTTAAATTCAGTTAAGACATCAGTAAATAATTCTAGTGAGAATGTTGAATAATCATTAATTGATTTTTCAACTAAGACATTTTCAATTGAAGTATCTAACTTTAAATTTAATTTAAATGAAAATGCATTTCCATTTGTTTTATTTAAAGGATCTGGTTTGTATTTAGCAATTGGTGGAATTTGAAACTCTAATCCACTTTGTTGTATTTTATCTAAAAATAAAACTCCATATAAATTTGTTTTAGAATCAATAGATTCACCATTTGCATCTAAGTTATTAGGATCATATGTATCATAATAAACTAATACTGCATTAAATTCAAAATCTTGATTTGCAACATAATCATTAAATTGAGAAAAAACCTTTATTTCTGGGTTTTCACTTGCTAGTTTATAATTACCTAAATCAAAATCAATTGAAATTCCATCTAAGGTTGATCTTAAATATTCAATATTAGTGAAATTAAATTGTTTTGTTAATACTTGATCTATTGCCACATCATATTCACCACCATTATTATAATTATCTGTATAGTAGCTATTTCGTATTGTTTTAGTAAACCAATTACCTGGAGCATATGTACCAGTTATACCATCTTTAATTTCAGTATATACGCTTAAATCATCTAAATCATAAAAAGCTTTAATAGATAATCCAAATGGATGAGTTTCATTATACTTTCTTCCTGATAAGTATTCTATATTTAAAGGATCAGATGCATTATTTGCAATAGTCATACTAGGAAAATAATTATCATCCTTTATTGATTTTAATAATACATGTGGCGTTGTTCCAACATTTGTAGGTACATGTATATAAACCTCAGTATATGCGTTATCCTTTGATTTAATTGTGTTTACAACATCAATATCTCCAAGATATTTTATAACTTTATTATAAGTAGATGTTGTTTCAGGTAATTCAACAAAACGCTTCTCTGTTCCTAAAACACTTGTATTTTTTTCAAGAGAATTAGCATCTTGAAATCTAATAGCGCCAAGTTCCTTTAACCATTTCCAAAAAACACGTTCAGAGACAGTTAATTTTTCTTCTCTTTTATACTGTGGCCTGGCCAATAATAATGCTTCTAAGTTAAGTGCATAATTTTGAAAACTTTGTGCCAAATTAACATTATTATCTGGATTTAAGCCATCAATCATTGGGGTTTCTCCCTGTGCTAAAAATTGAATTTTATTATCAGTTGGAAGATAGTCTGGTGTACCGATTTCTGGTATCCTCAATAATGCAAATTTTGAAAATCTTACTGCGTTTTCACTATTTGTTAAAGTAAGATTAATATCTTCAAGTGCACTTTGAAAATTATAAAAAATTCCTTTTTTATCCTGTACCGGTTTAATTAATGGTGTAACAGCCATTTATATTTTAATTAATTTTTAGAAAAATTCCATTCCAACCATACCATTAACAACTAATCTATCTGCCGTTGTTTCATCTAATATGTAAAGTAATGAAACATTATGTCCATATTGTGTATGTACATTACTTTTTAAAACATTACTTCCAGCAAAGTTAATACTTGCTGGATTTACACCAACATCTATTCCAGAATCATTATGCATTTTAATAGAAGTTGCAGTATTTAAATTTGTACCTGCTTTTATTTTAGTTGGCAACGTACCAGTGTTTGCGGCTCCTAAAATAGAACTAGATGTAAATTCATCAACTATATCCACTAAATAAATAGTAAATTGAGTATTTTGAACAGGTGGATTATTTACATCAAAATCAATATATAGATCAATTGATGTAATTGCTGGATCAAATGCACTAACACTATCATATACAAAGTCTAATGTTGGTGAAGTTGTTGCTTTTAACTTAACAAAAATATTTTTTCTAGATGCATTTGTTAATGTTAATCGCGCCTCAGCTTCTGTTCCAGAACCACTTTTAACTAAATCTGCAATAACTGACTCCTTAGACTCAATAAATGTTGAGTTATATTGAAAGGTTGAATTAGCAACAGCAGGTGCTCCAATGGTTAATGAAGTATTTACTTCTAATGAATTAGTAACAATTGATTCAGAGGTAATAGTTAAATCAACATCTAATTTATCAACATTTAAAACAGATTCACTATTTACATTCTTTTCTAGACGTGCAATTATTTGTGCTGGTGTTCCTGTTTGAAAAGTAAATCCTGTATCTTGTATTATAAACGATTGTGCTCGTACATAATTTATTGGATTATCTGTACCTATTGAAAAAGTATTAATATCAATTTCAAATAGATTTATTAAATCTTCCAATTTATCTTGCAATAATAGATCATTTGCATTACTTATTGTTGCAATATCTGTTACGAAATTCGATAGTAATATTTCCTGTATAGGTAAGGAAATTGGTGAAAACGCCATATTGGTTAAATTATTTTATGTTATTTATTAAAATTAAACTCTATTCTTTAATAGATCAATTTTTCTAAGATTTAATGCCTGTTCAATTTCACCAACATAATCGCTTTTATTTAAAACTCTAATGAAATTTTGCATCTCAGAAAAATATGTGTTATTTTTATTATCAAAAACTTGTACGCTTAATGAATATTGTCCTAGGTCTTTAAATTTCCAAACAAAAAACGGAACTGATTTTACTAAAATTATTTCTTCATTCGTTACTGAATTAGATAATTTCCAAATGAATTCATTTTTTCCATCCAAATTATTTATTACAAAGAAAACTATCGCATTTTCTGGAACAATAAACGTTTCTTCAAATATTTTAATATCAGATATATTAAATGCATTTTGGTCAATAGTTGTTGGTAAATATCCTATTTGCTCATCATTTGTAAATTTCCAATATTTTTTATCTTGCCAGAAACTAGGATCTTGAACTGCTCCTGAAATAATATCACTTGTTTTTGCATGTAAAAATAAAGTTTCAATATCAAATACTGGAGAAATAAACGTTGAGAAATCAATAACTCCTTTTGAAAAAACATTTTTAGGCAAAAAGAATGTATATTTATCAGAATCAAATGATCCAGAATTTGGACTTCCACTAGGGCTAGGACTTCCACTAGGACTTGGACTAGGACTCAATCCTCCACTATTGAATAAAATATGATACATTATCTTACTTAAGAAATTTGCTTGTGCATGTATTATATATTGTTTATCTGATTTTTTACCACTTATTATTTCATAATTAAATAAACTAATTGCTGGATGATCACTATTATTTAATATAGTAACCAATTCTTCTAAAGATGAAAAATTAGGAAGAGTATATTCTGAAAAAAGAGAAATTTTTAATTTTCCATTTGGTTTTGGGTTTTGAATATAAAAACCTGCATTAAAATCATCTAAATGAATTAAGTTAGTTATACGTAACCAATATAAATCTCCAATTTCAATATCTCTAAAGTCTTTTATTTGTATTGGAATACCTTCTTCTCCTAAGCCCCAATATAATTTTTTAGGATGGCTTTGTGTAGGATCAGTATATGGAATATATTTATTTAATGATTCATCATATAATTCAGCATCATTAATATTTTGACCAGTTCCATATCTATTTTTAAAAAACGAAATCCATTCTAGTAAATTTTTATAGATATTTATTTTAAACGCAGCCTTTTCATTATTTAAAACATTTACTTTTGGATAATATAATGGGGATGCTCCAAAATCTTGTAATTGAACGTTATCTAGGTTTTTAATATGATAATCGAACTTATCTTCAAGCCTAGTAAAACCAATTATATCTGGTTTTATATCATCTTGTACTGTAATGAATATACTAAAAGCACTAACATTACCAGTAAAATCTTTAACTTCTGCGGTTATTCTATAATCTCCAGTGTGTGGTAAAAAATGAGGAAGTTCAAATAAATCTTTAACTAATCCACTATGTGTAAATGAGTATTGGTTTGGAGAAGGCTTGGTTATCTTCCAAGTTATTTCATATAAATTTCTAAAATCTATATTTTCTAAAGTCCAATATTGCGCTAATCCAGGATAAAGCTCATCTAAGTCTTCTAATTTTACTCCCTTTAAATCAAAAATAGTTAACTTATTAATATCTATGCTTAATATTATTGGTGCTCCTATTCTTTTTTCTGGTCCATCTCCGAACTCCCAAGAAAGCTTTTTACCTAAATCTGGAAACCTTTGATCTCGAATTTGATCATAAAACTCAATAATATTTTTAGATAATTCTATTATTTGGGCTCTAGTATATTTTTGACCAAATTCATATGGGTTTGGACTTGTATCATTAATCCTTTCAACTCCAAAATCTATGCCCGATTCACTTTTTCTTTTATATAGTGGATCTAATGCCCTAATTGTTAGATCTGTTGTTTTAACTTGTGGATATTGTGATACACTAATAGGAGAATTTATTGAATAATCAAAAATATGTGTATCATCTCTCCAATAACTTATTGTTATTTTTTGAAAATAGATAAATTCTCCTATTATATCTTTTATTTTTACATTTATTGGTAAAAATTCAGACTTTAATTTATCGTTTAATAGGTTTAATTTATAAAAAATTTCATTTACAGTAAATTCAGTAGTTTCTTCGATTAATGGAATACCATCATCATCAAAGTTATCAGTAGCTTTTGTAAATTGATAAACCAAAGCTAGAAACTCTGTTTTTTTAAATTGTTTACCTGATTTTAAATTTTTATCTCTATCAACTAAATCAAATGTATCAATAATACCATCATCTAAATAATCAGAAATATCAACTAATAATAGCTTTTTAAAGTATGAAGATTTAGGATTAATGTTTTTCCAATATTCTTTTACTTGTAAAACATTTTTGTAACCTAACATATTAATAAAGTTAGATAGTCCTTTATATGTTCCAATATATGGATATATGTGTTCTTTACTTACTAAAAGTTCTTTTCTAGCTTGATTAAGTTGTTTCCAATCAGGTATTGCTTCCTTTATATCATAATCCTTTAAAATATTTGCATCTTCCTTTAAAAATTTAATTCCAAAGTTAGTTGCCCATATTCTAAATCTTTCATCTTCTTCTATTCCTTCACCGTAAAATATAAGCTCAGCGATTTTTACTTTAGTTAAATCACTTTTATTATAAAATATTTCAAGAGTTCGAGTATATTTTACTTCCTCAGCTGGATTAAAGGCAATATTAATTTGAAGAGGTGCTCGTATATCTAACGGCGTTGTGCCGCTTGGATAAACACTAGAATAATGTATATTTTGAGTTTCAACTTTATTTATAAAATTCTCATTTAAACTAAGATCTCGCTGAACGTCATATATGAAAAATTCATTTGAATTTTCTAATGTACTCCAAATAAAATCTAAACTTTCAGTAGGGCTTAGTATTGGAAATTTATAGTCAGTCCCATCTTTTTCTAAAATGAAAATATTTTCATTATCATATAAAAAAGCAGATATTCCTTCAAAGTATATAGTACCTTTCCAAATATTAGACTCTAGCTCTAAATTTAGATTATTTCCAAATTTGTCGAAAAAATATAAAGAATCAATATTCATTTTATTTAAATCAAATTTATTTTATTTATTTAAATACTGTATATAGTACTATCTCCACTCATTCCCAATGAAATAAATTCAAGACGGTCTTCTTTACCTAAGCCTGTTTTTTTATGAATTTTTTTCCACTCTTTTGCATATCCATTTTTACATATTTGAGTAAAGTATGCAAATGCATTTGGGACCTTTGTCTTAGCTGGATCAAAACTTTTCCAATATTTTAAACAGTCTAAGATCGCTGATTGTATACAGTCTTCTTTATCTCTAGGATCTTTAAAGTAAAGTCGATCAACTGCTCTATTTGCTAACATACAAAAACATGATATAACAAATTTTGATAATTCTCCTGTTTGTTTACAATCAATAACACCTTGGGTAAATTCTTTGTTATTGATGTAACCCTTGTCGCCTCTTTTTTTTCTTGCCATGGTATTTGGGTTATTTTGAAAGCTCGTATATTTTTAATATTCCTAAATATGAATCAATCATATCAACAACTGGAGATAAAACTCTATTTTTTTCTACTATCCACTTTTCAGTTATTAATAATTTATATAGGTCAGATTTTTTTACTGATTTTAATATAGGGTCTTTGATAAATTTATTGTAAATATCTAATTTATTAGCATTTCCTTTGCAACCAAGTGCATTTTTTAATGCACTTGGACTAAAAACAAAAAATCTAGTTACATCTCCATCTAAGATTTCTTCGATGACTTTTTGTTTTAACATTCCAGTAGCTTGTGAAATATCAACTAGTGAGTTTCCTTTAGAGCCAAATGAAATTCCTTCTAAACAACATATTATATTTTTATCTAAGCCAACTTCATTTTTTAACTCTAAAATTAAAGTATTAATTAATTCTAAATAATTAATTAGCTTTGTTCTTTCTGTTAAATGATACTCTGCCTCTTTTTTTCTTCTAGATACAGTTTCAATTATTTTTAAATTAGGATATTTAGATAAAATTACATTAATGTTCTTCTTATCTTTTTTTCTGACTCTTGTATTTACTAAAGCTATCCATTTAAATTCTTTAAAGTCTTTACAAATACAGATTCCAGGAAAAAGTATTGAAAAATCAATACTAACTATGGTCATTTTTTATTTTTATTTTACTAAAATATAATTTTAAGTTTTAATATTTCAATATAATTAAAAATTAAAATAGTTCTACCCTATATTTATTTATCTAAAATTAAAACCTTTTCCCTTGACTATAGTACAACTAAGGGAGGTGGGTGGGATACTCTTTATTACTTTATTCTTACTTTAATTACTTTATTCTTACTTTAATATCTTACTTAAGTACGCGGGCAAGAAAATTTTATTAGAAAAAGTTTTAGGTTTTATGCTATTTTTTGTATTATTATTAAAAATAACATCTAAGCATGCCCAAATTTAGAAAGTCGCCTTGGAAAAGAAGTGTTTCCCATGAAGTTAAAACATACCAGTTTAAAGATAATCCAGAATTAATCCATATTATTAAAACTGGCTTTGATGATAAATATATTGTTGTTCACGAAGATGCATATGAATTACATATTGGTGAAACTGAAATATTAACAAGAAAACAAATTAAAAAAAATTTTAATATATTGATATAAACCTAGTATTATGAACATTGATAAAGCCAAAAAAGTTGTTGTTTTCGATATTGAAACTGCTTCTAATTTCAAAAATTTCTCAGAACTAGAAAAAGCTAATCCTAAACTTGCACAGCTTTGGTCAAAGCGATGTGTTTATCTAAGATCTAGGTTTGAAGAAAATAAAGATTTTTCAGATTCTGCGTTGTATGATGAAAAAGCAGCGCTTAGTGCAGAATTTTCTAGAATTGTTTGTGCCAGTTTTGGTCGTTTTGAATTTGATGAATCAAATAAACCTATAATAACAATTAAAAGCTATAGTTCTCATGATGAGCGTGAAATTCTAGAAGGTATACACGAAGTATTTGATAGATTTATTAGTTTTAAATTTTGTGGGCATAATATTAAAAGGTTTGATATTCCAGTAATCTGTAAAAGGCTAATAATAAATAATTTTAAATTACCTAGGGAATTACAAGTAAGTGGTTTAAAACCTTGGCAAATGCCCTTTATCGATACTTGTGAATCTTGGTCATTTGGAGCATGGCAAGAAGGTTTTACCTCATTAGATTTACTTTCAACAGTTTTAGAAATAGAAACACCTAAAGGAGATATTTGTGGAAGCGAAGTTTCAGACGTTTTTTGGAATGAAGAAGGCGGACTTGGTCGAATTACTAAATATTGTGAAAAAGATGTTTTAGCAACAGCTCAAGTTTTTTTAAAACTAAATGACTTACCACTAGTACAAGATTAATAAATACATAACGTTGGAAGAAAAACTAAATTTTTTTAGAGATCCTAATTTTATATTTGATGAGGATGCTCACACATATACATATTATGAAAACAATAAACCTGTTCAGACATTTACTTCTGTGACAGGTTTTGTTAGTTTATTTAAAAAGGAATTCAATAGCGAATATTGGTCTAATCGTAAGGCAAAGGAATTAGGAATAACACAAGAAGCTATATTAGAGCAATGGAAACAAACATCTGAAACTGCAATGACGTTAGGAACAAATGTTCATAAATGGATTGAAGATTTTTATGATGGTTTAAATCCACCACTTCCAACTGATCCTATTATATTAGAAAGAATAAATAGTTTTATTAGCTTACACGAAACTAAATTACATAAATTTAAACCAGTTGCACAAGAGTTTAGAGTTTTTTCTAGAAAATGGGGACTTGCTGGAACAATGGATGAAATTTTTAAATTTAAAACAAACGGTAAGTATTATATTGGAGATTGGAAAACAAACAAAAGTTTTTCAACAGATGCAGATAAAGCTTATCAAAAATTAAAATATCCATTTGATGATTTAAATGAAAATTCTTTAAATGCATATTCAATACAATTAAGTTTATACCAATTAATCTTAGAAGAAGAAGCTGGTTTTAAAACTGATGGTGCTTTTATAGGGTGGATTGGCCCAAATAATAAACCTGAATTACATAAAACAATAAATCTTAAAGACAAATTAAGAAATTTTTTAGAAAAAAATAAAATAACAAAATGACGAATCCTAGAAAAATAATTTTTGGAACAGATTCTAGAAATTTATTAAAAAATGGAGTAAACAAACTTGCAGATTCTGTTAAAGTAACACTTGGACCTAAGGGTAGAAATGTTATTTTAGGAAGACAAAATCAATATGCTATTACAAAAGATGGTGTTTCAGTTGCTCGTGAAATATTCTTAGAAAACCCATTTGAAAATTTAGGAGCACAAATGGTAAAGCAAGTTGCATCTAATGTAGCGTTTGCTGCTGGCGATGGAACAACAACAGCTACAGTATTAGCTCAATCTATTTTAAATGATGGAATTCGTTTAATTGAATCTGGCTGTGATCCTATGCAAATCAAAAAAGGATTAGATGTTGCGTCTGAATTAATTAAAGAGCAGCTTGTTAATTTTTCACTAAAAATCGAAGATATTGAACAAATACGTAATGTTGCAACAATTTCTGCAAATGGAGATAATTCAATTGGTGATATTATTGCCGAAGCTATGGATAACGTTGGTTTTGATGGAGTAATAACAGTCGAGGATAGTAAAACACATAAAACGCATATGGAGCTAGTTGAAGGTATGCAATTTAATTCAGGATATATGTCTCCATATTTCATAAATGAAATGAAAAAATTTGAAGCAAATTTAGCTACTCCATATGTTTTAGTATACGACGGAAAAATAAAAAACCTAAAGGGATTAGTTAAAATATTAGAGTATACAAGTTCAAAGAAAAAGCCATTATTAATTATTGCAAACAATATTGAAGGAGATGCTTTACAGGCTTTAATACTTAATAAAGTTAATGGTGTATTAGATGTAGCTGCGGTTCATTCTCCAGGATATGGAGAAATTAGACGAGATACACTGGAAGATATTTCAATAATACTTGGAGCATTTCTATTATCTGAAGGTCAAGGACATGATATAGATAATTTAAATCAAGAGTCTATTAGTGATATATTAGGATCTTGTGAAAAAGTAACAGTAACTGCTGATAGTACAACCTTAGTAAATGGAAGTGGTGAGTCTGAAAGTATAAAAAATAGAATAACAGAAATTAAATCTCAAATCGAGTTTAAAGAATCTGAATCTGAGAAGCTAATATTAAAAGAAAGATTATCAAAATTGGAAGGCGGCGTTGCTATTTTAAAAATTGGAGCATATAGCGATATTGAATTAAAGGAAAAGAAAGATAGACTAGATGATGCTTTAAGTGCTACTAAAGCTGCTATTGAAGAAGGTATTTTACCAGGCGGAGGAGTTGCATTATTAAATGCATCAGAGATTGTTAGAATTTATATTAATGATTCAGATAACTTTGGAAAGCATACTCAAGATGAAATATTAGGAGCAAAATTATTAATTAAGGCATGCTGTTCACCGTTTAATACAATATTAATAAATGCAGGCGTTAGTGCTGATGTTGTAAAAAATAAAATACTTAGTCAAGATAATTTATCATATGGCTATGATTCTAGAAAAGATGAATATGTTGATTTAATAAAATCAGGAATTATTGATCCAGTCAAAGTAACTCGTTCTGCTCTTGAAAATGCTGTTTCTATTACAGGAATGATGTTAACAACTGAATGTACTTTAATGGAAACAGTAACAAAAGATCCAAACAATATTACGGTGGAACACTAATAATATATAGTTAAATATATTGTTTAGTAGAGATAGGGGCTTGCTCTTATCTCTTTTTTTTATAAATAATTAAAATAATACAGTATTTTAAATGCCATCTATTTTTGATATTTTAGTAAATGAAGTTGCAAACGTTTTAGGTATTTCTCCAAAGGAAGTATTAGAGCGATTTACAAAAGAGGAGCTTGATGAATTATTAAAAAACTCATTATGTGAACCAAGCAGTAGTATACCTACTGTTTTTCCTAACGTTTCAGACCTAGATTGTGATGATCCACTTCCACAATTACCGCCTAAAATTGAACTTGACTTAACTGATATTAATAATAAAATACAAGAACAAAAAGATAAAAGTCCAGATAAATGTCTAGATTCAGTAAAAGAAGTAAATGAATTAATTAAAAAGCAAATAAAAGAATACTCTGATCATAGGATAATATTAACCAAGCTTATAGAATATCGAGATAATATTATTCCAATAAAGTTTTATTATGAAGAACGAGCAAAAGAGTCTGCTCGAATACTTAATTTGTTTTCACCACTATTAAAAGAAAATGAAAGAATTGATTCTCTTATAATTAAATATAATAGTGATATTTCAAAATTAAATATTGAACTCATCGGTGCCGCTTTTAATGTTCCACTAACTGAAAAAATAAATAAACAGATTTTAGAAATAAATCACAAAATAAACACTGAACAAAAAAATAAAACAGCTAATTTAAATTTAATAAAAAACAGAGAAAAATCTATTCCAATTTTTAAAAAATCAAATATTGTTATTGCTACTATTTTAGCTGGAGTTGTTGATCCTCTCACATCAGAAGCATTATTTTCAGATCTTTTAAATACTTATTTAAGTCCAACTGAATTTTTTAAAGTTAAAACTATAATATCTCAATATTCTAATTTAATTTCAATAAATTCTTCGTTTAAACCAAAAACAGTACAACAAGCGTTAAATACAAACTATCTAAGTTTTTCATTAGCTTTTCCTAATTTAAATTATCTTTTAATAGAAGAAGAAGAAAAAAATGAATTAACTGGTGATCGTACAATAAAAAAGGTTAATTTTAAAATAAAGGAAAATGTTTTAATTGAGAAAAAATCTTTTTTTAAGGAAAATAGATTATTTAATTTATCTCAATATAATAATAGTGTTATACTTCCTGGTGGTATTTTATATACCAAGTATTATAATTTATTTGAAGATCCAATAAATAATTTTTTTACATTAGATGAGCGTGGATTAACGAATGATGAGCAGTTAGTAGATGCAAGAGTAAAAGGAACAGAAGGAGAAAAAAAGAAAGAAGGAGCAAAAGAGTTTTTCGTTAAGGACCTAGACACATTACAGGAATTTTATAAAACATTTGAAAAAAGTTTAGAAGTTAGGACAGAATCTGTTAAAAATAAAGAAGTTATTCCAGTACAAGATAGTATAAAATATTATATGGAAAAATTAGCTAGGGCTGAAATCCAATTTTTATTATCATTTAGTGGAGTAAGTACACACCTATCAAAAAATTCAAATACATTAAAAACGTTTATTGATAAAATAGATTCAGAAAATAATCTATTTGCTTCTTCATATTCTGATTTAGATAAAGAAATAGAAAGAATTGAAATATTAGTAGATGAATTAAAACCAACACCAGATAAAATAAAAAAATTATTAAGAGAGTCTAGCTCTGAATGTTTTGATAAAATCGATGAACCTATTGATGAGTGTCCAGACGTTTTTGAAAAATTAGGAATAGATCCACTTTTTACACAAACCTCAAATGGAGTAGATCCTACATTACCAAACCCAAATCAGCTTTGTTATTGGATACAGTTTTCTCTTGTTTTAAATTTAATGGGTTTAATACCTATGCCAAATCTTCCTAATCAGCTTCGTTACTGGCCAGTCGGATTAACTGTAACTGCTCCGTCTGGTCTAGTAAAAATACCACTGCCTATTATCTGGATACCCCTAGTTGCTCTATCCAGTCCTCTTGGAAGTATTGTAATATTTCTAACTATAAATGGAATTTTTATATCCCCAATCGTATTCTTTGTATCTAATTCTGGATTCAAACAACATATTCTTACAGTAAAGGGTTCTTCTGAAAAATTTGGATATGATAGTCAAGATGAAACAATAAAAGAAGATATTCAATCTACTGTATCTGAATTAGCAATGGCTGAGTCTCTTAATAGACAAAGTAATGAAGAGCAGTTTGGTAAAAACTATAATTTAACAGATTCTGAAAAAATAGATTTACAAAACAATAAGAATATTTTATCTATGCGAAATGAAAATGCAAAAGATAATAATAATAAAACGCAAGAACTAAGAACAGATAAAGCAATTAAAGATTTAAATAAATCTACTGAAGGTCTAGGAGAGTTTGAAAAGTTACAACAAATAACAGATAGAAAAGAATCTCCTACTGATATAATTAATGAATTAAAAATATCATTAATAAGCCAACTCAATTCATTAGGAACTCCTAGATTAGATAATTCAAATAAAATAAAAGAAAAAATTTATAATAAGCAAGATAATGATTTAATTAATTTAAAAGAAGCAATATCTAATTGTGATACTAAAAAAGCTAAAGAAATACGTGAATCTTCTAAAAATGATAATATTCCATTAAGTGAAAAAATAGATGCTGTTTGTTCTGATGCACATACACACTTTAATAAATTAACATTTCCAAAAGTAAAAATACCAAAAAATGCTCAAGCAATTGACCCAAAACAAAATGCAATTTTTGAATTTTTAGATACTATTATTAGTTTCATAGAATTAAGTAAAAGTAAATTTTTTCCAGATGATTTTAAATCAGCTAAAAAAGTTTTTTTAATAGAGTTTGCTAAAAGTGAAAATAAAATAAAAACTCAACTTGCTTCTACTTTTGGAGATACTGGTGGAATTCTTGATTTATCTAAAGATCAAGATAAAGTAAAAGAAGCATTAAAAAGTATAACTACAACATTAACAGATAAAATAAAAGGAAAAAATGATTCTGGCGAAATGGGTAAAGCTGAAGAGAATATTCTAGATTTTAAAAACCAAAGTGACTCTGAACCAGATAAAGTTAAAAAAACTAAACTAGATTTAAAAGTAAAAAATTTACAAACGTCATTAAATGAATTAAATGAAAGTAAAAATAATTTTGATAGAAATAAACTAGCTTCTCCTGAAATGCTTTTAAGTTTTGCATTATTAGGAATAGATTTCAATCCATTTAGTCCATGTTGTGCAAAGTCTCCCTTTTCTTTACCACAGTTTTTGCCACTACCTATTGAAATTCCATTAGCTATTGTTAAATCTATACTTGATGGAATTATTGACGGCTTTAGTGATGATGACTTATCTTCATTTTTTGGAAAATCGGAAAGTGTTATTCCAGATAGTGGCGACGCAGCAGTACCTGATGAAATTCCATCAAATAAAATTTCAATATCTGAAATAGGAACAACGTATATAAATATGATAAAACAATATATTCCAGATATTGAATTTCCTATTCCAGAATTTGATGTTGCTTCGTTTACTTCTGTTTTTGCAAGTATCTTAATTCCATTATTTGAACCAAAGGCTCCAATATTAGCAGCTCAACCTGCTATGTTTGCCAGTATACCAATCGATTTAAATATTTTAAAGGGCCCAGCCTCAGCCTTATTTAAAACTTTCTGTATTTCAAGTTTGCCTGATCCTATTGATATACCTTCGGCTTCTACAGAGGAGATACCAACCGACCCAGAAAATACTCCAAAAATAGATCCAAAAATTAATATTGTCGACTGTCATCAAGATACTTCAAATAATTCAATATTATCTGATGGAACTTATTCTGGAAAAAAGAAACCTTTACCTGATTCAGATACATATAAACCTTCAAGCAATATATTTTTAACTTCAGAAAAAGATGTTTTACCTAATTTTAGAAGCTTAGATACTAGTTTTGTTAATGTTAATCCAGAAGATATATCATCTATGTTAATAACATTCGTTGATTTATTTTTATCAACATTAGAGGATATTTTAAAACCGTTTTATTCAATATTGGATATTGTTCAACCTACTAGAGATGCTAATTTAAATATTGTTGAATTTGTACAACAGAAGATTCCACCAGCTGGTCCGCCAAATGAATTAAAATTTACAGCAGTTACTAAATTAAAACAAGCTGCTCCAGCCTCAGCAAATTTTAAAATACCTGATTTAGGTAAAATAGAAATTAAAACTAAATTATTTGAAACTGCGCTTGCACCAATTATTAATTCTCCATTACCTATGATTCTTGCAGTAGCTGGTGGAGTCGCTTCTTCACTTCTTCCAGAAATAAAGGTTCCAAGTATTGATTCTTCAGGAACAGTTTCAGTAAAAGATATGAAACTTCCAACCTTTGCATTACGTCAACTTCATCCTATTTTAAACCAAGATGATATTCCTCCATGGGAAAGGATTTCCCCAAAAAATATTCTCTTTTTAATATTTCTTGATCAGTTTATATCAACAGCTGCAGATCAAGTTGGTCTTTTTAGAGATTATCTATAAAATAAATAAAACTTTATTTAATATTTTTTGTATAAATTTATTAAATAACTCTATGTACCCTCTAATAAAAAAAATATGGACTCTACATTTGATTTTACTAATACTGGAAAATATAATAACTCTTTGTCTCTTTCAGATAATGATAAAAAAAATGGCACTAAGATTTATTGCAAAGAAAAATATGCACAAGAATTATATAATTTAATTACATCACATGATGGTATTACTGAATATTCAAAGGATTTAGTAAAAGATAATATTTATAGTGTTATTGCAAAAACATTATCATATGATAATAAAGAAATATATACAGAAGAAGTAGTTTCTAAAAATACAATATTAGTACCATTTAAAGAATATTCTGGTGATGTTTCTGAATTAGTTGAAAATGAAGAATCAAGGAAATTTTCAATTAATTTATATAAATCTAGTAAAAGTGGAGAGTATTATGGTTCTGAGAAAAAAGCTAGATCTGTAACATACCTTCATGAATTATTTAATAATAATTTAAATAATAAATGGTTTAGTGTAGAAATAGTATCATTAGTAAAAGGAGGATTTATTGCACTATATAAAAATAAAATAAAATGTTTTATTCCAGGTTCACACGCAGCAGCGAATGTTATACGTGACTTTGATGCTTTATTAGGAAAAACATTAAATGTAATGGTGGATAACTATGATAAAATAAATAACTTATTTATAGTATCATATAAAAAATATATAAAACATTCTATGCCTATATTAATAAGTGAACTTAATTTTGGTACAGAGTACACAGGAAAACTTACAACAAACCCATACGATTTTGGTATTTTTGTAGAGTTTGATGATTACTATACTGGCTTAATTCATAAATCTGAATTTAAAAATTATAATAAAGCTAAACGGGAATTACGAGCAGGTGATGAAATTTCAGTATATGTAAAGGATGTTTCAATAAAGAAAAACCAATATCGTATTGTATTAACATTAGATAAACATAATATTAATGATGAGCGATTACAATGGCAATCATTACGAGATAGAACAGAAAATCAAAGTTTTAGATATAATATCAATAAAAGAAAAAATTCTATTTCAATTGAAATAGATGGAGATAGCTTTGAAGTTTCGATAAGAAGAAAAGATTTAAATAAAAATTTAAATAGATATCCGTATGTTAAAGTATTCAAAGTGGACCCCATTAATAAACGTCTTAGCTTTGAATTTATAAAAAAAACTAAGTAAACTATGTATTTTACGTTCTATTTGTCTTTGGCTAAATATATAAACTTATACACTAAAGATTAAAATTAACCATTACTTTATAAATTTAAAAATCAGCCGTTTTACTATAAACGACTAGCTATCATATATTCCAAAAATAGAAAAAAATAATGGACATATCTAATCAAATATTATCAGAAATTACTATTTATATGAAATATGCGAAATTTATTTCTAGTAAAAACAGAAGAGAAACATGGAAAGAGCTTGTTACTAGAAATAAACAAATGCATCAAAAAACTTATCCAGACCTAGTGGATGAGATCGAAGAAAAATATAAATTAGTATATGAGAAAAAAGTATTACCTTCAATGCGAAGTTTGCAATTTGCTGGAAAGCCTATCGAAATTTCACCAAATCGAATATATAATTGTGCGTATTTACCAATTGATCACATTGATTGTTTTAGTGAAATAATGTTTCTTTTACTTGGAGGAACTGGTGTTGGGTATTCTGTACAAAAACACCATATTGAAAAATTACCAAATATAAATAAACCCTATCCTAAAAGAAAAAGACGCTTTTTAATTGGTGATTCTATTGAAGGTTGGGCAGATGCAATAAAAGTCTTAATGAAATCTTATTTAAATGGTGGAGGCAGTCGGATTGATTTTGATTTTTCAGATATTCGATTAAAGGGTGCAACTCTTGTTACGTCTGGCGGTAAAGCACCTGGTCCACAGCCACTTAAAGAATGTATAGTAAAGTTAACTGGGATTTTAGAATCAAAGGAAACCGGTGACCGTTTAACAACACTAGAAGTTCATGATATTGTATGTCACATTGCTGATGCTGTTTTAGCAGGCGGTATACGTCGTGCTGCTCTTATTAGTTTATTTAGTGCTGATGATCTTGAGATGCTTGCTTGTAAAAGTGGGAGTTGGTGGGAATTGAATCCACAAAGAGGTAGAGCAAATAATTCAGTATGTTTGCTTAGACATAAAATTGAGAAGAACTTCTTTCTGGATTTATGGGAGCGTGTTAAATTGTCTGGTACAGGTGAACCGGGTATTTATCTAAACAACGATAAGGATTGGGGAACTAATCCTTGTGCTGAGATTGCATTACGACCATATCAATTCTGTAATCTATGTGAAGTCAATGTTTCTAATATAGAATCTCAAGAAGATTTAAATGAAAGAGTTAAAGTAGCTGCTTTTATCGGAACTTTACAAGCCGGTTATACTAAATTTCATTATTTAAGAGAAGTGTGGCAAGAAACGACAGAGCGGGAAGCTTTAATTGGAGTTAGTATGACAGGTATTGCGTCTGGTGTAGTTTTAAAGTATGATATGAAACAAGCAGCTGATCGAGTAAAAAGAGAGAATATTCGTGTTGCAAAACTTATTAATATTAATAAAGCGGCTCGAACAACTACGGTCAAACCTGCTGGAACAACAAGTTTAGTATTAGGTACTAGTTCTGGTATTCATGCATGGCATAATAAATTTTATATTAGACGAATGCGAGTAGGCAAAAATGAATCAATATATCAATATTTAATGCAACATCATCCTAACTTAATAGAAGATGAATATTTTCGACCACACGATACTGCAATAATTCAAATACCACAAAAAGCGCCAATTGGTTCTATTATAAGAACTGAATCAGCTTTAACTTTATTAAATAGAATAAAAAAAATAGCAACCGAATGGGTAAAGCCAGGTCACAGAAAAGGTTCAAACACTCACAATGTTTCAGCAACAATTTCATTAAAGGAACATGATTGGATATCAGTTGGTGAGTGGATGTGGGAAAATAGGAAATTTTATAATGGATTATCTGTATTACCATATAATGGTGGTACATATATTCAGGCGCCATTTGAAGATATCACTGAAGATAGATATAATATGATGATGAAATCGTTAACAAAAATAGATTTATCTTCAGTTGTTGAAATAGAAGATAATACTAATTTATCAGGTGAATTAGCATGTACTGGCGGCAGTTGTGAACTTATATAATTAATATATAAATTAATTGCTTTTATTTATTTTAAAAGATCTATTGTTAAAATAGATCTTTTTTTATTTTTAACTAAAATAAATAATAAAAATAGATAACAAAAATAAAACATAAAAATAATGGCTTTTTTAAAACATATTAAAACAGTAAAGCAATTCTTATTTGAGCAAGACTTAGGTTTAGATATGGGTTTAACTGATCCTGCTATGGGTGGACAAGAAACTCCAGCTCCAAGTAAAAAGCCTATTAAATTTTTATTCTTAGATGATGAGTTAGAACTAAACAGAAAAAAATATCCAGACGGAAGTTCAAGCGTTGAATATCCAGTGTATTCAACATATAAAGAAGATTTAGAAGAGTGGATTGATTCTAATATTCAAATAACTGATAAAAATAAGTTAAATTCGTCTACTTTAAAATTAAGACAAGATAATCTACTTAAAATCGTTAAGGGTGAAAAAGTTAATATTTCTGATGATGATGCTGAATTTATAGAAAAACTAAAAAATGCTATGATAACTGATATGTTTGGCTCTCGCGAACCTGAACTAACTATTATTTTTACAGAGGATGGTATTCCAACTACTCAAGAAATAAATATAACTTTCATACCAATAAAAAAATAATTATATGAATAGATGATAGATCCAAGAGAATTTACTTTAGATAAATTTAAAATTGACAAATATGGAATCTATCATGTTCATTTTATAGATGGTGTTAGTAGAAATAAATACCGCTTTTTTACATCTCCTAGATTAATAGAATCCTGGTATACTAAAAAATATAATAGTAACGCTGTTCATTCAGAAGATGAAATTATGTATTCTTTATTAAAGGAATACATTGTAGAAAGCCAAATAGACTTTTGGTTTACAGATATTTATAAATTATTATGAAGTCATTTAAACAATATATTAATGAATCAGAATTTGATCCTAGTTTATTAATAGACTTATTAGCCACTGGAGATGAAACAAATATTGAATTAGCATATACTCTTGCATATGGACAAAATTTTGACCTAAATAGTTTTATTCAAACAAGATATGGTAAGCTCTTTAGTATTTTTGATGAAATATATACTTCTTCTTTAATTAAATCTAAGATTAGAAAATTATTTAGTCTTACATATAGTGTAATTACTAGATGTTACTTTAGTTTACCTGATAGTGCTAGAGATTTAAATAATCTTGAGGGAATACGACTAGTTCGGAGGAGGTGTATTTCATATGGGCTACCTAAAAATTTAGAAATACTTCCAAATCTAAATAATTTATCAATGAACGATATGAATTTAAATGATATGTTCTTTGGAAGAGATAATATAAATTCATTTTTTAGTGGTCTTAAAAAATTAAAACGTTTAAATATTGGTGGTAATAACATAATTAATATTTCGCAATCTATTTTTGATATGACATCATTGGAGCATATTACAATGGGATATAACAACATAGAAAAATTACCAGACAATATTGGAAATTTAATAAATTTAAAAGAATTGTGGATTTCCGGTAATAAGTTGACTAAAATATCTCCAAAAATAGGAAATCTACAGTCATTGGAAGTTTTAAATATTAATAATAATAAATTAGAAGAGTTACCTGATGAAATTAAAAATTTAACTAATCTTAAGATGCTAAAAATATATAGTAATCCTATTTGTAATGATAAACAACTAATTTCTGATTTAAATAATGCGCTGCCAAATACTACAATAATAACATGAAATCATTTAAGCAATTTATTATTAATGAGTCAAATGATGATTCAGTTAACTCATTAATTGAATTAGTTGAAGGCGGAGATATTGAGTTAGCAATTGAAGTTGCTAAGGGCCAAGACTTATTATATCAGCTTAAATTAGCATTAATCAATAAATACGATATAATGTTTAAGTTGAGAAATATTGAAACTTCTGATATTTTTAAAGCAATTAAAGCAACTAGTGATTGGGAATTGCCACTAGTGTCGAATTCCCAATTTAAAACTCTTACAGTATTAGATTTAGAAGATAATTTTATTACATTAGAAGAGCTTCCTAAGGAGATTGGACAATTGCAAAAACTTGAAATATTATTTTTAAGTCATAACCGGCTAGTTAAGCTTCCTAAAGAGATTGGACAGCTTAAAAATCTTAAACAATTAGATTTAAGTTATAATAGCTTAATAGAGCTACCAAAAGAAATTGGACAACTTAAAAATCTTAACTATTTAAGTTTAAGTTATAATAGCTTAGTAGAACTACCAAAAGAGATTGGAAGACTTCAAAACCTTAAATATTTGTATATACGTAATAATTTCTTAGAGGAATTGCCTCCAGAGATTGGACAACTTAAAAATCTTGAGCGGTTATATATGGGTAATAATAAAGCATTAAAAAAGCTACCTCCAGAGATTGGACAATTGCAAAATCTTAAAAATTTAAATGTATATAGTCGTTCTCGTGACTTTCCATGGGAGCAAATAAATTGGTTAAAGAGTAAATTACCAAATTGTAAAATATCACATTAATATGAAATCATTCATAGAATTTATTAATGAGTCATTAGAAAATAATAGTTTTTTTAAAAAAACAACTAAAACTATTATTAATTCTATAAAAGATTCTTCTTTAAAGGATGACTATTTTCTCATTAAAAAAATAGAAATCTTTGAACCGTTTTTGTGTGATATTTGTGTATATATAAAGCATTCAAAAATAGATAATATACAAACAGATTCTCACTTTAAAGATATGGATTGGGAAATTCATAATTTTGAAAAGTTTGGTTATTGTATTGATGCCAATGTAAAGGTTAATAATAATGATTATTATGTACCTGAAATAAAAATAAATATTTTACTATCTTCAGTTGATGAAATAAATTATTTTGAATTAAGTAATAGATTAGTTGATTTATTGTTTCATGAAACAACTCATCTAAATCAAGTTGGCCCAGATGAGTCTCCGTTTAATACTCATGTTTCTACTAATCATGAAAGGCTTAAGTCAAAGGATTCATTTAAATATTTTTTATTAGACGAGGAAGTAGAAGCAATGGTTCGTGGAATGTATATGCGATCTAAAAATACAGACACTTCAATTGATATAATATTTCATCAATATTTAAATCCATTTATTAAACAAAAATTTATAACACAAGAAGAGTATAACATTGTTCTAAAAAAATGGATAATACATTCTCTTGAAACCTACCCTGATGCGAAATACACAGATCGTGTAAAAAAAATAGTCAACTCAATCTAAAACTTTTTGCTAAAAAAGCAGTATAATAGATTAAATTCTTCGCATCCCGAAGAATTTTAGCACTATCTATTTTTTATTTAAAATATAATTTAGTACTGTATATAACATAAGTAAAAACTATTAAATAACTTTAAAAAGTAAACAAAATGAGCGACTTTTTTGATCTACCTGATGAGGCCTTTACTAAAAAAGCAACAACATCTTATAAAGAAGATGAAAACATTTATGACCCTAGTCCAGACAAATACAATGGTTCCTACAAAAGTGTATTTAGGTTTATTCCATATATACATGATAAGAAATTATCACGGTATACTAAATATTCTGCAAAAATTTGGAACCCACTCACTAAAGAAAAACTTATTATTGATTGTCCATCTAATACTGGAGAGCCTTCTTTTCTATGGACTCTAGACATAATTGTAAATTCCTTTAAGAAGACAGAACCTACTCTTTTTGATGAGTTGAAGCAGTGTTTTCAGAGATGGTATACAAACATGGCACCAATATATATTAAGAAAGATCCACAGAGACCTGAGTTAGAAGATCACGTCAAATTTTTAAAATATCGAAGCCATATTGATAAGATAATTGAAGGTCAACTTAATCCAGAAACAGTAGATGGTTTAATCGAACAAAAGAAAATTAATCCATTTCATATGTTAAATGGAAAAGATTTTTTATGTGTCGTATCAAAGAAAACAAAAATTTTTAGAGATTGGGACAAGTGTAAATTCATGGATGATATTACTCCATTGATGATAAAAACAAACGGTAAAAATATTATTGCTGCAAACGACCCTAAAGTTATTAAAGCAATTGGTGCTTTCTTAACTGAGAATACTCCAAAAATAGATGAATATCTTCATGTTGAATGGACTGATGAGACTTATCAAAAAGTTGCAGAAGCTTTAGTTGGAGCAATTCCGCATAAGACGGTTTTAGAAATGGCTATTGCTAAATCTAGAGATCAAAAAATGAATGCTTTACTTCGTGAATTATTAGATCGCAATAAAACAAATTCTTCAGTTTTTCCAGAAGATACAACAGTTGCTTTTACTAATTCAAAAGAGTCAACTGAGGTAGCTGCTAAAGTTACTGAAACTGCTTCTGATTCAACTGGAGATGAATACGATGACCTATTTAAAGATTTATAAAAACAAAAAATAATTTCAAAATGGATAAAAACGTAGAAGAACAAACAGTTCAAGCAACTGAAAAGTCTGAAGTTAAAAATACTCAAGAAAAAAATTTACTATTCGGTACTATTGGATATACCGACGATACTGCATATGAGAAATTTATTTCAGAAATGAATATTAATCAGTCAATTTTTATACTAATGGCTGCTGCAAATTTTGCTCAAGCAAAAGGTAGTTTTAATCTTTTAGAGAGTGAAACTCTCGCAAACGCAATTAGAACTATCAAAAAAAGTACTGAGCAGCAAGTTGAAGATACTCCTACTGAACCTTCAAATACTTAAAAAATAATCTTCCTAAATATTTTACTATGGATCTTATAATTGACGGTAATGCCTTTGTAAATGTTGCATTAAATGTCGTAAAGTCATTAATTTCAAACAAAGATAAAACAAAACCGTATAATAGATCTAATGTAAAATATTGGGTAGATGACTTATTTAGTGAAAACGGAGCAATGTTAACTAATGAGGTAAAAGTACTCTATCGAGATTTTTGTTTTACATATCTAAATAGTTTACTTTTTCCTATTAGTTCTAATTTAACTGGAGTACATTTTGTTAGAGATTCATTAAGTTGGAGAAAAGAGTTTGTATTAGACTTTTTTGAAAACGGTGAGTTTAAAACTGAGTGTGCGCCTACTAGTTTTGAATATAAAGGAAATAGAAAATCTGATGATTATCAATATTTATTCTTTGATTATTTTGATGAATTTCTTATTTCTCCATTAATTGAACACTGTAATTTAAACTACTATAGAGTTCCAAATACTGAGGGCGATGATATTATTACGTGGTTATGTGAAAAATTAGGATCAGATATTTTTCTATATTCAGTAGATCATGATTTTAAACAATTAGTAGAATCAACTACTTCAGGTACTGTTTCTTTAATGGTTCCAAAACAAACCAGTAAAACTAAAAAGATCTTTATTCCGATGAGTATTGTTTCTAAATGCTCTGAAAATGTAAATGAATATGATAGCTTTTTTTCATTAAGCGATGAAGATATTGGTGCATCTACTTTTAAAACAGTTGTTGAAAATTTTAAAAATAAAGGTTTTTCAGAATTTAAAGTTTCACCAGATTCTGAAATTTTATCAAAAATTGTTTTGGGAGATGGGTCTGATAATATTCCAAGAGTACTAAAAATGACTCCATTAAAGTTTTCTAAACTTTCTATAAAGGTAAAAGATAAATTTGGAGATTCTGTAATGTCTTATGTTGATTCATTCGATTTAACATTTTTAACATTTTTAGCTACTGAAATTGGAGCATTTTTTAAGATAACCTCCGAGGATAACATAAATGAAATCAGGGAACACTTAATTTTTAATATTAAGATAATGCGTCTAAACACAAAGATTTTCCCAAACAATATTCAGAAGGCGCTAGATGATTCTCTATCTGCTTATTCATTTAAAAAATTTAAATTTTCTAAATTTATTAATCTAAAAAATAATTTACCTAGCATATGAAGCCATTATATGAAAGAATATTAGTAAAACCTAAAGATAAAGAAACTATTGTGAATGGAATAATGCTTCCTGAAAAAGCAGTAAAGCGACCAAATATTGGTGTTGTTGTTTCTTGTGGAGATGGATCTAAGCATAATCCAATGTTAGTAAAACCTGGAGATATTATATTACATAATAGATTTGCTGGAGTTGAACTATTCTATAAAGAAGAAAAGCATTATGTTATTATGTCTAATGAAGTAATAGCTATATTAGAAGATGAAGATGAGATTAGTTTTCAAGAATTTGATTAAATAGATAAAAGCATATCTAATAGTTCTTGTTGTGGAAACATATCAAATTTATCTTTTCTAGTATTTGTATGAGTCCATAATCCTTTAATTTTACCATAATATGCATCTTCATTAAAATTAAATCCATCTGCTCCATGCAAATGGATTTCTTTTATTAATCCATCTTTAACATCTATATTATCTCTATTTGCAATATAGATAATTAAGTCTTTTAATGATTTTAATTGAGCATCAGAATATTTATGCCATTCTTGATATCCTCTAAATGACTTTGCTAATTTAACTACTTGACTTGAATGTGGCATTGTTCCAACATATGTCTTTCCATCTTTTAGATAACCGAAATTACATACTTCTATTCCTACTGAATGTGTATGCATATGTCTAGAACCATTTTTTCCTAAATGCCAGCCATAGCATCCTTCTGGAAAAGCTTGTACGATTTCACCATCATATTTATCATCATTGCCTTTAATAGATTGCCCTCCCATAACAAATTCAGTGCCTACTGCTCCACGATTATCTCTTCCCCAACTATCTATAACTCTATATGGATTTTGCCAACCTGCAGTATGATGTATAAATAAATATTCTTTTTTAGTTGGTCCTATTTTGTATTCACCGCTTGGTAGATAATGTTTACTTATTGTTATTTCACCATCGTTTTGTAGTGTTTCTGATGAGTCTGTTGTTGCTAATTGCATAGCATCCCAGGTTTTAGGTCCAACTATTCCATCAGCAAGTAATCCGTTTTTAGATTGCCATGAAACAACAGAAGATTTTGTTTTTGGTCCAAAATCTCCATCTGCAGTTATGTTTAAAAATTCTTGTAATATTATTACCTGTGGTCCTGAACTACCTATTTTTAAAACCATATTTTTTATATTTCGCGCCTAAGGTTTTTCCTAATTTGGCCATTAAACCAATTATCCCATTGAATATCGTTATCTAGTATATCTTGTAGATTATACATATCTGCTTCTTGAGCGCTAATATGAAGCTCCATATAATCACCAATACCTTTTTTTAATCCTGTAACTTCGAAAGTTGGAAATTCTTTGCTTATTGCAAATATTAGCTCATGAAATTCGTGAATTGATTCAAAGTCATCTAAATTATAATATAATATATCATATATCCTAAGGCCTTTTGGAAAACCTGGACCTCTTCTACTTTTATCAATCTGTTCATTAAGTTCTCCAAAGTTTTTAATAAACCTTTTCATTTTTCAATGATGTTTTTAATGATTCGTAATTTTTAAGAGTATGGCCCACTAGGAAATAAGTATTCGAAATCAGGGTGCTCACGTAAGCTGTCGTGATCCATTAAATCATTTAACTCATCAATATTTTCTTGTGAACCTCGAATCTTCATTTCTATACCCTGTTGAGTGCTTTCCATTCCCATAAGTTCAACATTAAACGTTCTACTAATTTGAAATATCCAATCGTGATAGTGTTGAGACGAGTCAAATGCTTCTGGATAATAGAATAAAATATCATCTACCAGCCCATGTTGCTCATTTAAACGTTTAGTACGACTTCTTCTATTCGTTGGAGTACTTCTTTTTTTAGATTCTCCAAATTTTCTAATAAACTTTTTCATTTTTCAATAATGTTTTTTTAAATAGTTTTAAAATGATGGAATAAAGCCAGTAGATTCGCTACTAAGCTCTCCTCCAACTCTTGTAATTGTAATTCTGTTTATGAATTTTTGAATTCCACGTGGGAAATCTACTCTAATATCGATTATTGCCGCATTTGAGCTAATAACTTCACTTGTATTATTTGAGCTATCAAAAATTATTTCATATGTGCTTAATCCTCTTGCTAAAACAACAGCATCTAAGTAGTTTTCAACAATTGTTCTAACTCTTAATCTTGTTATTTCATCGTTAAAGTCAAATAAGAAATTAAACAAAATTCTCTCAATATCTTTTTCAATAGTTGAAAGATTATCTCTAACGTGTGCATTATTTAATGCTGAATTAATTCTCTGATATGCAGTATTGTTTGAAAATAAGATATTTCCAAATCCTCTACGTTTAATAATTAAATTATGACCAACAGGTTCAAGAAAATCTCTATCTTCTTTAGTAAGATCAAATTCAAGTCCGACAATTTCAGGATCATTTAAAGCTCCTCTTTTTCCACCAGCAACAATTAAAAATGGCGTACCGTTTTTAAATTTCCTAACATATAAATTAGAAATATATGCCGCTGGAGGTACTGAAACATTTTTATTACCGTCTTTCACAATTAAGTTTGGAAAGTAATATGTTGCATATGAAGATAATGGTACTCCATTTACATCTTCTTCTGCAAAACTAAATGTAAAGGTTGGGTTTAAGCTTAAATCTCCGCCTTTAGATATTAGTTCTGTTGAAATTAATTTATTTGATGTGCTTATAAAGCTTGGATCAACTGACTTTTCAAATTGTTGAATACTTGGTGTATTTAATAAAGCCATTGCTTGTCCATGTAAAGCAGCAAGTTTCGCTAAATAATATTTAGATGATGAAGATATTTCTCCTTCATATGAATCAACAACATATCTGAAGTCTACAAGTTCTCTATTTGCAAGAGTTTGTGGAATCGCAGTATCTGTAAATAAGTACGATAGTATAGAACTTTGTCTATCTGCTGTTTTATTAGGCAGTGATTCAGTTCTTATCTTAAATCCAGCTAAGTATTGTCCTTTTATTGCTTCTACAAAATTATAAATTCCTTTATAAACACTTATTTTTGAACCAGTTGTATCAATTCCAGTAACTTCATCAGCTGCTGGTGCCATAACTGTTACTGTATATGTAGTACTTATTGATGGACTCAATGCAGTTTCTGATGATACTGAAATAATTTTTAGTAATCTAGGTCTTCCGCTTGTTGTTTTAGCTAAGATATACTGATTGACTTTAATAAATTCATCTACTAAGTCTTTAGTTAAAGGCAATATTTCAAGTGTTAATTTATTAGGTTGTGTTACACTCCAGCTTGCAAAGTCAACAGATAAATCAAATTCATGTTTAAAATCATCTCCAGCTTCTAATGTTACTTTAAAATAATCCTCAGTATCTGTTGCTTGATAATAACCATCGCCGTTTGTTATATCTACTTGGTTAAGCAATGTAATATCTGCATAAACTTTAATTTTTATATATTCAATCGTTACCAAAGATGGTGTAATAACAGATAATGTATCTTCTATTGATAGATAATGTGTATTTGCTCCATCACTAACTTCATCTCCAGTTCTTAAAAATCCATTAATATATGCATTATATAAAGTACTGTTTTTTGTTGCAACAATATAATTATCTCCACTAGGTGTAACAACATATACATCTGCTTCTGCAGCTTCTAGTGTTAATGCTGTGTCTTGCCATCCAGCTAAGAAACTAGCTTCTGTTAAAGCTGGATTAGCTGATGGATTACTTGTAATTAAGAATATTAAAACCTCATCTGCTGGTCTTTGATAACTTAATGTATCAATTAATTGTGTTTGAGCTGCTGCTAATCCACTATCATCAAATCCACCATCATCTGCAAAATAGTCTAATTCATCATAGCCATGTCCAACAATATCAATTCTATGTGTTTGAACATCGACATCATCAAATGCACTTCCACCTTCTAAGTCAACTAATTCTAATTTATCAACATCTAATGCACACATTAATCCAGTTGTTGGAAATGATCTATTCATAATACGATCAATTGATACTGTTAATCCACGTTGATCTCTAAATTCTGGAATTAAACATCCAACTGTTCTTGAGATAACATTTATTTCTCGCAATGCGAAGAAATCTGCAGATTTTAATGTTCTTAGTCCATCAGCATCAAAAAATTGACTATATATTGGGTCTTGTGATAGTTTTAGATAATTTGACCAATCTCCATTCACAACAATTATTTCTACGAAATAATCTGATATAAAATCATCTTCGTGTAAAAAGTTAGGAAATTCTACATCGCTTCCAGCAATAGTTGAATACCATTCCTTTGCAGTAACATCATATCCTTGAATATCAGATTTTCTAACCCAAATAGTTACATTGCTTTTACCTAAATTTACAAAAGATAAAATTTTATTAGCTTCGATTGATACTTGACCTAATGTACTTGGATTAGTAATATAATCATCGCCTAATGCTAAATTTTTAGATTTGTTAAGCTCATCTGATTCTGCAACCCAAAGTTTTCGTCTATTGAAGAATTCAACAGTCGGATATGTCGTAGGAACTTCTACATCATTATTAGATGAAGCTTCTGTATTAAATGTAGTAAATACTGATTGGTCTAGGTTTGCATTAATGTCAGTATCTGAATCTAATGGAATTACATTTAATGCAAAAACTGGGCCTTCTCTTAATGCAACTTCAATAGTTCTATGAAAGTAACTTCCTGCTTTTTCTAACTTTGGATCTTTTTCACCATAAACTGCTTTTAATGTTCTAAGATCGTTTATTAGAACGACAGTATTATATGGGCCAACTCTACTTGACCCGACTATGAGTCTTCCGGTCGCTAGTGGAAGAGCTATGTTTTCGCTTTGATCAATTTCAATCGTATATACTCCACTTGATTTAAAATTATTAAGGTTAATCCTTTGTTCAGCCATTTCTATACGTATATTTTTTATTATTTATCTTCACTTGGTGTAAATAAATTTAAAATTTTTTCAAAATTTAAGATCCTTATATATTTTTATTAGTATAATAAAATAAAAGGGCAACTTTAATCATTTAAAAATATAACAAAAATATGGCAAATACTGATAACGAATGTTCTAATTTAAAAATAGAAGATACATATAAAGATAGTAAAGATACTCTGGGAGACATTTTTAATTTACAAAAAGATACTCAAGAGAATGTTTATAACTTTGATTTTAAAGATATGACTATTCGAGAGATAATGGATTTTTGGCATGTTAATAATCATGCAATGATTGATGAAATTCATGAAGCGACTGATTCATTAGGAGGCATTATTGATGGAAATGGAAATGCTGTTTGGAAATATTGGAAAAAGACACATACTGAATATAACAAAATAAAATTTTCTGATCTTTCTGAAAAAGATCAACGTGAATGTAAATTTGAAGTAATTGATATGCTTCACTTTTTTCTTAATTATGCAATATCAATTGGAATGACACCAAAAGAAGTTTACAACATGTATATGGCAAAAAACAAAGAAAATAGAGAACGTCAATTACGTGGATATTAAAAAAAATAAAAATACAATGGAAAAACCGTTATTTAATAGTAAGAATACACCAACTCCTCAAAATCAAAAACAGGCTCCATTAAACTTTAATTTGGCAGACTCTCCATATGTTGAATGTGAAAAGTGTCAAGGAAAAGTTTTTGAAGAAAAAATGATGATTAAGAGAGTTTCAAAATTTGTTACAGGTGGAGAAGTTGATTCAATTGTTCCATTACAAGTAATTGCTTGTTCTTCGTGTAACCACATTAATGAACTTTTTAAACCAAAGGTATGATCATAGGATCTCAAATATTAGACGATGGTACTTTAATAATATCATATTATGATGCGTTAGGTAAAATTCAAACAATCAAAAAGAAATTACCTGAACATGAACTTTTTAATTGGGTTGAATCAAATATTCGAACTCAACATAAAAATTGGGATGGAAAGTTTATAAAAAAGAAAAAAGAACGTGGCCGGTATATTAATCAGTTTAGAATTCAAGAAATAATAAAAGATAAATTTACTGATGCTGAGCGTGCTATAATTTACAATATTGATAATTTTCCAAAAAAAGTATACCTTGATATTGAGATAAAATTAACAGACGATAGTTTTCCAGAACCAGATAAAGCAGCAATGCCGGTTGGTTTAATTTCTTTTTGTGGAGATGATAACATAACATATGTTTTATCTATAATGGACAATGATGAATATCCAGAAGGATTAAAAGCCTCTGATATTATTAGAATGGAGAGTGAAATAAAAGACTATTTTAATTCAATCGTTCCTTTACAAGAAAAAGATGCATACCTTTTTAAACAAGATTTTAAAGTTAAGCACAAGTATTTTAAAACCGAAAAAGAAATGCTTACTTTTTTCTTTCACAAACTTGTTCCTAAGTTTTCATTTTTAACAGGTTGGAATTTTACTGGTTTTGATTGGAAATATTTAATGAATAGAGCTAAAAATATTAAAATTGATGCTCTTAAATATATGCCATCCGATTCAGCTTTTTCTAAAAATAAAATTCCTACACATTTAGGTATTTTAGATTATATGGAAGTTTTTCAGACGGTTAAACCATATAAAGTTGTAGAAAACTATAAATTAGATTATATTGCTAGTTTAGTTTTAAATGCACATAAATTAAAGCACAAATATTCTAGTTTCTTTGAATTTCAAAAAGATGCTTATCTATATACTATATACAATGTAATTGATACATTATTAGTAAAATTAATAGAACAAAGGCTTTCCTTGTTAGATGTTGCTTTTGCAATGGCAAATGTTGCGAATGTTGAAATTAATAAAGTATATAGTCCAGTATATGTTACAGAAATTTTAATTTGCAGAGAATTTTTAAGTAGAGGTTTACGGATGATGAAACTTCCATGGAATAGTGAAAAACCGCCAACTGCAAAATATAAAGGTGCATATGTAATGCCTCCTATTCCAGGTTTTTATAATTATGTTACATGTTATGATTTTTCAAGCATGTATCCAAATATTCAAATACAATTCAATATTTCTCCAGATTCATATTTAGGAAAAAAGGGAGAAATAAAAACAGATGGAACTGAGATTTATACAAAAAATGATACATATTTTAATAATAAAGAGGATTCAGCTGTTCGAAATATATTAACTGACTTATATAATAAACGGGTTGCAACTCAATCACAAATGAAAAAATTGTATGGAAGCTAAAGTAAGTAGACCTATTTTATTAGTTTCATTTCCGATTAGTGTAGAACTATCTGTATTAAATGCATTTTCGGAAATTTTATCAAACAAATTAACAGATGAATATCATGTATTTGTCTATAAGGATTCAAAAAAAGATTGTGTAGACTTTAGAGTATTAAATGCTATTGATGCAACAGATATTGAAATAGTAGATTTAATTAAAGAGTTAACACAAGAACTTAATTCATTCAACACTAAAAAAGTTAAATATGACTGATTCTGAAAAATTTATTAATTGGTTAGATGGATATCTTGATGCATGTAAAAATAATGTACGTCCAGCTCAAGTAAGACATATTAAAAAGAAAATCAAAGACTGTCTTGCTTTAAATAAAAATACATCTAATGTTGGTCCGCTGTGGCACACTACTACAAATCCGTTAGATGCAATTGATTATACTGCTGGTTCTTCAGTTACTACAAATATATTATATGATTCGACTACTCAACCAGTTTCTGATGAGTTTCTTGAAGAAATTGAAAAAAATAAAAATGCCTCAACTATGGAGGATCTTGACTTATAAAAAAAACAAAGAAAATATGAGTGATAAGCTTTTTTCACTAAAGGAAAATTTTACAGGACAAAAATTCCAATGGGTGAAAACTCAAGATATATCTTTAATAGGAAAGGTTGTTAAATGTAATGATGTGTTTATTCAAAACAATAGATATATTATTAAATTTGATGATGGTTCAACTGTAGATTCAACCAGAGTTACTTCAGATTTATTAATGATTCATGGTGATATGAAACCATTAACAAAAAAAGAAGTTGAATCAATATATAAACCTAGGCAACTTGTTCAACCAACAAATAACGAAAATACTAAAGAACTTAGTTATAAAAAAACAATACCGCTTTCTGACTTTTCTTCTCCTGAAAAAAAAGTAGAAGTTATTAAAGAAAATATGTTTAAACTTTTTAATTCAGAAGAATCTCAGCTTACTTTTAAATTAAATCTTAAGTTACCAAATAAAAAGTTACTTAAGATGATGTATAATAATGCAGAAAACAAAAAAAACTTTTTATTAGAACTTGCAGAATATATTGAATCGGAATTAAATAGTAAAATTATTATTGATTCAATGAAGTCTATTTTAGATCCCCCAAAGCGTCCATATACTAAAAAGCAATCGCAAATAAAAATAAGTGAAGTAAATGAATAATAAAGATAAATTCAATAAATTAACAGAATATTCTGACAAAAAGTATTCTGTCTTTAATTTTAAAAATAGTAAGTCTAATTTTAAAAGACTTGCTGCAAATTCTGAATCTATTTGTATTTTACCGTTTTTTAAAAACGAGCATAATCAAATACGTTCCGTTGTTTTAGCAAATACTACAAATCATATCAATGATGCTAATGTTTTAACATGTATCTCACATACGTATGATCCAAATAGGTATGATTCATATTATTCTTGCGTATTGGCTGCATTTAATACCGATTTATCATTAGATGATGCTGATACAAATGATATATTTTATTTAGGTAAAGTTACACATACTATTCCATTTTTAAAGGAGTATCGGTGTTTTTCAATAGACTTATCAAAATACTTTGATGACCCATCTGAATTAAAAGAGCTCTCAAATTCAACTAAAATAAATTCATTAGAGAATATTAAGTTTTCTAAAATAGTTAATGGGTCTAGTAAAATTACTGATTCGTTATGTCTTTCATGTAGTCTTTTATTAATGTCGTATTTTTCATCGACTATATATTCAGATTCAGTGTTTGATAAAAAATAATAAGAATATGTCTAAAAAAATTATAAGTGCATTTACTAAGTTTAATGACCTTCTTGCTAAAAAAACAAAAGGTCATGTAAAATTAAAAGGATTTAGTGATATTACTGAGTTTATCCCAACTGGTAATTATTTATTAAATGCATTAATGTCAGGTTCAATATTTGGAGGATATCCAAATACTAGAAGTTTAGGTATTGCTGGAGATTCTGGAACAGGAAAAACGTTTCTATGTATGAATGCAGTTCGAGAAGCTCAAAACTTAGGATATGTTGTTTTTTATATAGATACTGAGGGTGCATTAGACACATCAGATTTTGAAAAATTTGGAGTTAATCATGAGTCTCTTAAATATTTAAGAATCGGTTTAATATCAGAAGTTAAATTCTTTATTAATGATTTAATAATTACAGCTGAGGAAAATCCAGGTTTAAAAATAATGGTAATTGTTGATTCTGTTGGTATGCTTGAAACAAATAAAGAAGTTGCTGATATTCACAAAGGTAAAAATGCAAATGATATGGGACTTAAAGCTAAAGAGCTCAGATCATTATTTAAATCATTTACGTTAGATTTATCTAATTTAAAAATACCTTTGTTATTTACTAATCATACTTATTCTGGTACTGATATGTATTCTGGTAAGTCGATGAGCGGCGGTGGGGGACCGTTATATGCAGCTAGTGTTATTTTAATGTTAAGCAAAGGCCATTTAAAAGATGGAAGTGATCCTAAGACTAGGACTGGTGTTATTTGCCGAGCTAGAACAGAAAAAAATAGGTTGGCTAAACCTGATAATATTGAAATTCATATTTCTTTTCATAAAGGTATGAATCCATATGTTGGTTTACATATGCTTCCATTTACTTTTGAAAACTGTGGAGTTGGTCGTGGAAAAAAACTAACGCCAAAGGAATATTCAAAATTACCTTCTACTGACCAAGAAACATGTGTTGAATTTAAGATAGATAATGAAATATTTTGGTTTATACCAAAGGAGAAAGCTAGAAATTATATCTTACGTAGTACTGGAGAAGCTGTTCCAACCAAACAGTTATTTACTAAAAAGGTTTGGACTGATTCTGTTTTAAAGGCTCTAGATGAAAACGTTGTTCAACCTAAATATAAATATTCATCAATCCAAGATATATTGAATGAAGAATTAAATGATGTTGAAACCCTAGCAAATGACTCCAATACTTAGAGATGACTTGAAGCTTAAATACTATTTGGGTCTACATAACTTACATCTAACTAAATATTCTATTTTATTTGATATTTGTGAATATTTAGTTAAAAAAAATAAAAAAGATCTTTCAGCTTTTAAGTTTTCACCAAAAACATTAAAATATATTTTCGGAGATAGAATAAATGATGATTCTTTTAAAATAAAAATAGTATCTTTTATTCGAGAACTTTCTAAAGATGAATATCTTTTTAAAAAAGAAGATTCTATCTTTATTACTAAAAAAGGAATAACTAGATACTATAATATTTATGATTGACTTTTCCGAAAATATCGAATCTCTTGAAAAAATGGTTTGGAATTTTATCTTAAATGAAGATAATGAAAATTCTGAATTAAAACCTAAAAATTCAGATGCTTTGCTTCCAGCTGAGTTAATTATTTTAATTAAGCCTTCTTATTTTAATGAAGATAATCGATGTGAATCATATAAGCAAGCATTAAAATTTTTCAAAGAGCATAAAAAAATTCCAAATAAAAAGGAATTAGGAAGTCAGCTTGAATTAGTAAATTCTTCAATTGAACATGAAGATTTTGAAGAGTTATATACTTTTAATTTAAAGGCATATAGTTATAATTTTCTATATAAATACGTAAAGGCTTTTGTGCTTTTACGTAATTTAAATTTAACTATTTTTGATATTTTAAGTTTTTTAAAAACAGCTAGAGTTGACCCCGACAATATTGATAAAATAACAGAACAAGTTAGAAATGATATTAGTAATAAATTAGCTATTAACTTTTCTAGTGGAGAATCTGGATTAAACTTTATGAATCCAGAATCACACATTCAAATTTCAAAAAAGGGAACACCGTCTGGTTTTACGTTTTTTGATAAAACACAAGGCGGCGGGTGGAATGAAAAATCACTAGTTGTTTTTCAAGGTAGACCAAAGGTTGGAAAATCATATGTCTTAGGAAATATTGCAGCCCGTTCATTCTTAATTGGAAATACGACTGGATTAGTTACAGTTGAACTCTCTGAGAGAAAATACATGAAACGTATTGGCGCATCAATTTTAAGTATTACTGGAGATGATTATCAAGAAATAACAAACGTTGATCACATAGGTTTAATTAATAAAAAACTTATTGGTTTAAAAAAATTAAATATTGGAAAGCTATATGTAAAGGAATTTCCAACTGGAGGAGCAACGGCAATTGACATTGAAAATTATTTTTTACGTTTAGAAAGTAAAAATGATTGTAAATTTAAAGTAATCGTTGTTGATTATCTAAATTTGTTACAACCAATAAAAGAAAAAAACGGATTATATGAAAAAATAAAATCTATTTCTGAAGAACTAAGAGGTGTTGCTATGAGAAATAGTTGGTGTATTATAAGCGCAACACAAGTTAAAAGAGATGCTGTAAATAACTTTGATTTAGGGATGGAATCTGTTGCTGAATCCTTTGGTTTAATTCATACTGTTGATGCTTTATATGGAATTATGCGAAGTCCATTGGAAGGAAGAATGAAAATTAAAGTAATAGCAAATAGAGATAATGGATATGAAGAAAGTTATAAGTTCTTTAATATGGAGAAAGATTACTTTCGATTGGTTGAAGAAGTTGGAATAAACAGTGAGTTTTACAGTGATGATGAAGATTTAACTAGTTTAGAAGAAGAGGTAAGAAATGATTTTACAGAAGCACAAGCAACAATTAATTCAGAGGCTGGCACTAGCCGCTCTGAAAATTATGATGATTTATTTAACTCCCTATAAAAAAACATATGTGGCTTTTTATTTTAATTTGGACAATATCTTTTATAATAATTATTTGCATACTAGCAAACGCTATTGCTAAAATAAATACTAAACTAGAACACCATAATTCTGCGATATCTGACCTATATAACTATTTATTAAAAATAGAAAAAGAGCGTAGTGAAAATAAAATAAAATAATCTTATTAATTAATGAGTGATGAAAAAGAAAAAAACAGAGAACATAAGAATAAAGCAAAAAATGATAAAATATTTAATAACAAATATAATTCAGGAGAAGGATTAACTGAATCGGAAGAATATACATATGTAAATAATATTTCTGTTTCTAAAGATTATTCAGATGTTTATTTAAAGGATTTATATGATTATGAAAATGAACTAGATGTTCGTGTTATTCTTGATTTTATTTTTTCAATATTTAAAGAAGATAGTGAAATATCAAAAATATTAAAAACATCTCCAAGTACATCAAAACGTATAAAACTAACAAAGGAAAGTGTAAATTTTATTTTTAATAAATTACATAATAAAGTTCAAGAAAGTGCTGAAAATCTAATTTTTTATAGTCCTATTTATATACTTGAAGTTATTTCATGTGTTGCATCATTAGAATACAAAAAATTATTTGATATGCTAGATACTGAAATACAAGAAATATTATTAATTGAATTAAATGAAAAATATAAATTTTTAGATGGCAACTTCAATCGAAAACGAATTCACTAAAGAAATTTCTAAACTTAATTTAAAAAATATACGTAAAATATTTTTATTAGGAGATCTTCATTTAGGTATAAGAAATAATTCAATCGAATGGTCAAATATACAATCTAGTTTTTTACTAGATTTTTTTTTACAAAAAATTGATGAAGAAGGCTTTGATCCAAAAACAGACATTTTAGTTCAATTAGGCGATTGGCACCATGTTAGAGAATCAACAAATGTTAGAATTTTTAATCTTTCTTTAAAAATAATGGAAGCTCTTACTTCTAAGTTTAAAAGAGGTGTTTTTATTATTTTAGGAAATCATGATGTTTATTATAAAGATCGAGTAGATGTTAATTCTTTAATTGGACTTTCTAAAATATTTAATAATTTACACGTTTTTTCAAAACCTCAATTATTAGAAATAGGTAAACATGGTTTTTTAATGCTTCCGTGGAATGAGTCTAAAGATAATTTAAAAAGTAGTTTAATTAAATATCATACTAAATCAAAAAATCAACAAAATAATATTTTTTGTCATGCTGATATTAAAGGTGCATCTTTAAATAAATTCATAAAAATATCTAGTGGACTTGATAAAGAGGATCTTTCTAAATTTAAAAAAATATATGCAGGACACATACACATTCGACAAGAAGCTGATAATTTTTTATATGTAGGTACTCCATATGAAATGGATAGAGGAGATTGTGGAAATACTAAAGGCTTTTATATATTAGATGTTTCTAAAAATAAAATAGAAGAAAAATTTATAGAAAATACATCTTCTCCTAAACATATTAAAGTTGAAATGTCAGATTTATTAGAACTTGAATTACCTAAAATACAAAAATTATTTAATAATAATTTTATAGATATTTCAATAGATTCTACTCTTTCTTCAAAGGTAAACTATTCAATTTTTACAAATAAAATAAAAGACTTTAAACATAGACGTTTAGAGTTTTATCCATATACAAAAGAACAAAATATTCTCAAAAGTGATATTGAATTAAGTGAAAACTATGAATTCAATATATTTAAAATATTAAAAGATTTTTTAAGTACTGTTGACTTTTCAGATGATAAAAAAAATGAAGTATTTGAATATTTTAAGGAAAAGTATGATTTAGTAAATATCAAAAAAAATTATAAATGAAATTATTAGAATTTGAATTTAAAAATATTTTGTCATATGGAAATATTATTCAGTCTTTTAAATTTAAAGATGAACCTCAATTAATATTAGTTGAGGGTGAAAACGGTGCTGGCAAGTCTTCAATAAAAGAAGCGTTGACTGTTGGAATATATGGAAAATCAGCTATTCGTAAAATAAAAGATATTCCAAATTGGATTAATAGAAATGCATATACTAACGTTAAATTTATAACCAATAGTGGAGAAATGGTAAGTATTTCAAGAGGAATTGATCCAAACTTTAGTAATATTGAAGTGGATAATATTCCTTTCAATTTACCAGATAAGCGCAAAGTTGATGACTTTGTTGAAGAAGAATTAATAAAAATACCATTTTCTGTTTTTTGTAACACCATTAGTTTATCCTTTGACGATTTTAAATCTTTTGTAAGTTTAACAAAAGATGATAAAAGAAAAATAATTGATCGAATTTTTGGGATTGATTCACTAACGACTATGCGGTCTTTAGTTAAAGAAGATTTAAAAAATGTAAATCATGAAATTGAGTTAATTCGTTCTCAAATTTCAAAAAATAAAAATATACTCGATACATCAAAGTCACAATTAGTTGAATTAAATAAAAAAATAAAAGAAAATACCAATAATCAAAAAAGTAAATTATCAAATGAATTAGTTGAAAAAAAACAAAGCGGAGAAGCATTAAAAAATGAATATGTTAGAATTAAGTCTAGAATATCTAATATGAAAGTCTCACTCTCTAACCTAAAGGAAAAAATATCTGATAAAAAATGGTTACTTTCTGATTTAGATAAAAAACTAAATTTATATAAAAAAAATAGATGTCCTCAGTGTTTAAATGATTTAACTACTACATCATCTAAAGAAACATTAAATAAGATAAAAGAAAAAAAAGAAAAAGTAATATCTGAATCTGCTCCAATAAATTCAAAAATACTGGAAACTAATAATACATTACTAGAATTAGAAAAAGAAGTATCGTCAGCTCAATCAAATTATTATAAAATAAATGCAGAAGTTGTTAATCTTAATAAAAAACTAAATGAATTGTCCGATTCGCCTACTTCTGATCAATCAGAATCAATTCAGGTAATTATTAATTCTATTAATAATGAAATACATAACGGAGGTATTGAGTTAATAGAAAAGGACCAGAGAGCTTCGATATATTTAGAAGTAGATTCTTTACTTTCAGATAATGGAATTAAAAAAACATTAATAAATAAAATAATTCCAACTTTAAATACTAGGATACTTGAAATATCTGAGCGTTTAAATTTTAAATTTTCATTTCAATTTAATGATGATTTTGATCCAGTTATTCAATACTTAGGCTTAAGTATTTCTCCTAAAAGTTTATCGAGTGGGCAACAAAAGAAAATGAATTTAATTGTTTTACTTGCATTCATTGAAATAATTAAAATGAAGCATACTCAATTAAATGTAATGTTTTTAGACGAAATATTTTCATCATTGGATAAAAATAACATTTATTTAGCTATCGAAATACTTCGTGAATATTCTATAAAATATAATATGACAATATTTGTAGTATCACATGAGTCTTTGCCTGAAGAGTTTTTTACTACTAAGCTTTATATTAGTCAAGTTAACCATTTTTCTGAAATACAAAGGAACACAGCCACTAGTTTATAATAATGTTTATTTAAAATTGATATCCATTTAATACAAACTCTCTTACTAAAATATCTTTTAAAGTAGGTACTCCTAACGTTGTTAATGCTTCAAATTCTACATCAAATACATCTCCAAAGGTAGCTTGCCCAATGACACTAAATGTAAAACTCTGTGCTCTACCTTGTCTTATTTCAGGGTATCCTATTGCATAAGGAATAGGTGTTCCATTAGAACGCAACCTACAAGCTATAAATCCATCACCCGACATTTCAACTGTTCCTGTGACAACTATCATGAAATTTGCATCTACCTTTGAGTCGTAGGTAAGTGAACAATTTGCAGCACTCGTTATTACCCTTGTAACAAGAGGAAAGGTAGGTGTATTGGTAAAAGCACCTGTTGTTACATTAGCTGCCGCTAAAACTTGAGGGTTTGTAGTTCCCGTATCTAAATCATTTAAGTTTCCTACAATAGACATGGTTGCCTTTGCATTTCCATTACCAATACCTTGATTGGCTTGAATAATTGTAGTATTCTGAATGTCATAATCTATATTTGTTGCAACACCTGTTGTAAGTCCTACATTAATAACCGTATTAGCAGATATAGTTCCAAAACCTATTGTTGCTGTATTCGATATATTAATACCATCTTGTGTCTGTTGTGGGTGTATAATACATCCTGATATATTAACTGCCCCAAATCCATTTCCTAAACCATTAGCAAGCAATTCTATAAGTGAGGCTGTTGCCCATCCGCCTGGTGTTGGTATTGTAGATTCTCTAAACCACCTAACATATTCGCAACTTGTTATCTGTAACTTTGATACATTCTTGAAGTGGCAACCCATTGTAGT